AAACATATCCAAGATTTTGATGCAGCGACAAGACACCTTACCAGGATCGAGCGAAGCGTTTACTCTGACTTAATAGAAATGTACTACAGCACAGAGAAACAGTTGCCGCTGGATGTCGCCTTGATAGCTAGGAAAATAATAGCCACCGGGGACGAAGATTTTACAGCAGTAAAAAATATGCTGTCCGAGTTTTTTGTTTTGACTGATGAAGGTTATTTTAACAAGCGTTGCCAAGAAGAGGTAGACCAGTTCCAGACAAGCATAAAAAACAAATCTAAGGCTGGTAGAGAATCAGCGAAATCACGAATTAAACAGCGAAAAGAAAAGGGCATCACGCCAGGAGGACCGAAATCATTGACCTCCAGGAGAGAAACAGGTGTTGAACAGGTGTTGGACGGATGTTCAACAGTTGTTGCTAACCATAAACCAATAACCATTAACCAAGAACCATATATTAACGAAGATTTTTTTATTAGGTTTTGGAGTGCCGGAATGACTACCGGCGGATGTAGTAAAAAAACAACAAGGTTAAAATTCAAGGCGGCTCACAAGAAAAGTAATTTAGAGATAGCTGAATTCACCAACATGCTATGCGAAGACATTTCAGCAAGAATAAAGTCCAACCAATTCGGTTTTGATAAATTACACCCAACAACATATTTAAACCAAGAGCGGTGGAGAGATGATAGAGCAGAAGCCAAAGACAGCGCAGGAGTTAGTCCAAAGCTATCAGCAGCAGATAGGGTCAAAGCAAAAATCCAAGCCGAGTTTGGGCCGTAAAGAGATGGCTGTTATTTGGCTAATTTTTGCCCGTATGTTTGGCAACAAGTGGACAATAACCTACGGCGAAGACATTGATCCAGATAATGTCTGGGCTAACTTATTGGCAGGGCTAAGCCAGGAACAGATTAACAAAGGATTTAAAAGGGTTGAGGACTCCGGGAAAGAGTGGCCGCCGTCAGGGCCAGAGTTCAAAAAAATGTGTACCGAGCTAACATCAGAAGAAAGAGATAGGTTATTTGATGAAAGGTATGGCTTGAAAGCCTTACCTAAACCGGCGAGTAAAGAAGTCGCTGAAAGATATCTGAAACAGATGAAACTAATGGTGGATAAATGCACGGTAAAAAAATAATAAACAATTTACCAGAGCTTGTTTCTTTGTTTAAAGAAATAAAATCATGGGACTGGTCAGTTCCGCTGGCTATCGAGTATTGCAAAAAGGACGAACACAGAAACCTAAGCCAGAATGCTTTAAGCCATGTCTGGTATCGTGATGCCGCTAAACAGTTAGGAGACACTGAAATATGGGAAGTGGCCGGAGCTTGCAAGCTTGATTATGCGCTGCCGATCCTTCTTGGCGATGATGATACTTACAACGATATTTATAAGTATTGCCTTGAGCCATACACCAGGGAAGAGAGAATTGAGATTCTGGGCAAAGGATATGTGGCCTGTACGAGATTGTTAAACAAAAAACAATACACCGAATATCTACAAGGCGTTCAAAATTACTACGGTAAAAATGGAATAAGGCTTATGGCAAGTGGTGAGTATCAAGATATTATGTCGAGGATGTATCATATATGAGGAGAAAATTTTCTACGATTGTTTATTGGGAGCATTCAGAGGAAGGATGGTCTTTCAGTCGATGCGACAAATACTCTATAGTTCCATCATTGTGCTTCCCAGGAAAATCAGAGCTTTGGTTTTACGGAAACAGAATTGCAATAAAAGACAGCATCCAGGAATGTAAGGCCAGAGCAGAAAGGCACGCAAGGGATACAATCCCAGAGAAAGAGCTTTTGTATGGGTAATAACTAACAGAGAGATTTTATGGAAAGAGATAAATTTGCTGAAATGTGTGTCGATTTGGTTGTTCCGTGCAAAAAGTGTGACGGATACCTGACCACCAATGACAAGCATTTTACCGATCCGGTTCTGGCTGCGGACTATCAATATCAAGTGTTAAGAAAAACACAAAGTACGCCCATCGGAGAATCGGTGTGCGAGGATAGAGTAAGGTTCTTGATTTGGTGGAACCAAGAGGGAAGCTGTCCTCCGCAAAAAGGATATGACTTTGAAGAACACGCAAAAAATCTAACCTGGGTAGCATGGCAAAATGGAAAGTTTTAAACAGACATTTTCTTTGATGATTCAGACAAGCTTCCTTGTAATTGTACCGATTAAAGCTTTTCTTTTTTTACTACCGTAAGGACATAGTTATCTTTAATGATAACTTTAAATCCATCACCGATGCCGTATGTGCCATTGCCCATAGCATTAACTTTGGTTTTAAGGCTTTCGGTTATTACCATGTTAGTAATCTGTTCGATATCAATTCCCAGCACTCGCTCCATATAGCGGACTATGGCGTGGTCTGATAAAGACAAGTGCCTACGCTTTTTTAGAAGTTCGATTTGGTCAGATATCAGCCTTCCTTCTTCTAACAAAGAATCGTGTTCTAACAAAATACCCTTAATCTCTCCAAGTCTTTTATCAAGCTCTTGCAGTTTTGCCTCAACATTCTTGCTCATAAAATACCTATTTGGAAAAGTATCATATCGACATCCCACACAATAGCGTAATGCCCCTCGAATTCTTTTAACAATTTTTCCTGGGATGGCTTTATTTCGCCAGCCCTAAAGCTGCCATCTTTGTTTAGGATTTTTTGCGGGTCTTTAACCTCAAACCAGAAAGTTTTTCCTTTGTACCCCACCAAAATATCATCATGGCCGGGTTCTACCGATACGCCAGGTATGGCCCTCAAAGTTCTAACGATAGCGTTTTGGTTGCTATCAATCCTTGCTGCTCGCCGATGTTTAGACAATCTGGATCAATCCTTTCTCAAACAGTTTCATTTGAGTTTCTACCATAGCATTCAGTATGTCACGATAATTTAACTCGATAGTTCTTTGGTCTAACGCAGCATGGCAATGGTAGCAGCCGTAAGCAGCGAAGATATCAGGGCTTTTTATCCCGATACCTTTAAAACGGGTATTGATATGACAAAGCACTACTGTTTCTGTTCTGCCCTGGCAGATGTTTTCAAAGCGAAAGGCGCACTCCTCGCCCCTCGCTGACTCTCTGATTTTTTTACTAACTATTTTCAACGGCCTTAAACTCCTTTAGAAGATACCTTTTAAACCCTGCCACTGATAAGCCTGAACCTGAACCATCACGGACTCCTTGGTATTCTAACACTTGCACCCAAGTGCCATAAGACTTCATGGCAAACTTTTTCCCGTTGATAGTTCCTTTGGAAAAAATCCATGTCTTAGGGTTTTTTTGTCTGGCAGCGTTTACTTCGTTTACGGCCTCTTCTATCGTAGTGCTGTTAATTATAATTTCCATTGTCTAGCCCTCTTGGTTTTGGTAATTTCTCAATGCCAAAGGCGCAATTAAGCGCCTCTGGTCTTTTGATTGTTTAAGTTATTACTCTTTATATCGCTCTGGGAGCGTTTCTGTTTTACCGAACCAGACAGAATTTTTCGGCGACCACCTGAACCCTGCGCCTTTTAATTCTGCTCTTGTCTCATCGCTTGGCTTATCGTTAAAAGATATCTGGATATAGCCCTCCTTTGTGCCATCGCTCAATGAAAAGCCTTCCGCGCTTCTGCTTTGCTGCTTTGGTAATTTTATGTATGTGTCACGGTAGCACCACTCACCCATAGGCAATGAGGAAACGGGATCACTTCCTAAAATAATTTTTCTTATTTGCCATCCATAATACCGACCAGTTGCAGACAAGTAGTAACCATGCCCACCAGACCAGTTTTCCCTATGCTCTGCGGTTTCTGGTGCGCATTCAAGGTGCGCTGTATGCGTGCAGTTTGTGGCCGTCCTTCGCATTTCCTTGAAACAGTTTTTTTTGCTACCGCTAAAGCCAAGTATTACGCTTTTAACTGTCTCTGAATGATAATAATCTGTCATGGAGTCGCTTTTATCTTCGTGATACTCTCCGACAATAGCCGCTACAGCCCAGTCTGGGATTAGCTTTTTATGCTCCGCTTCCCACTGTTCCCGCTCTGCTTTTTTTGCATCTTTTAGCTTTTGCCTTTCTTTTGCATACTCGTTACTTATGGCTAAAAGGATAGACTGCCATTCCTCTATCTGTGCAGAGCTAACGCTGGGTAACTCTCTGGCTACGGCCTCATCCAGAAAGCTATTGACCGCCATGTCATCATGTTCGCCGCCCCTGGATGGCTTCCCGTCAGAGTCAACCCAGATAATATCGGCCATGAACTGAATTTCCTTCATTCCAGAGCTGATTACAAACATCCCACTGACTTTTTTAGTCTTGGCAATATAGCCAAGACCGTTTCTGCTTCTATCGAAAACTGCGCTTCCTGTAATTGGCATATTCATAAATGAACCTCGTTATTTAAGAAAAGAAATTGTTATTTAAGTTAAAAAATTATTCTGGAAGAACAAAATTACCAAAGCTGTGCAAACATAAATACTTTTCAAGGATTCTGGCATCACAAACAGGCACTTTGCAAATCTCGCTAACGCTATAAACGAACTCGCCGCCCATATCGAACGCTGAACCATCGACTATTTCCACGTCCTGCCAACAAGCATGGCACTCTAAAAACAGAGCTAACCTGCCCGCCTTCTCTTCATTCTCGGCATCCACTAGTACCCGATTGGTTTTTTCGTATCCGCCAACAAGTATGTTTATCGTTACCAAAAAAATAGTATCCATATTTATTCCTCCTCCTCGGTATCTTCCCAGACAGTTATTTCAAAATTGTGATTATTCGGGACTGGTTTTTTTGTTATTAAATAGTTTAATCTGTTTACAAGGTGGTAGCCGTCCGAAATAAAACCGCCATCGTGCAATGTCCAGACTGTATCGGGGAAAAATGCAAGCATGAACCTAACGCAAGACAGCTCATGGCCGTAAGTTTCAAGTGCATAATCATCGAACTCAAAATCATCACGCTCAAAGTTTTTAACTCTCACTGGCTCAAAGTCAGCGACCCACTGCTCAAAATCTAACCTAGTAAAATCATTGGTCATTTTTAACGCCCTCTTTTAGTTTTACTGCCATAACATCACCGATAGAACTTTTTGCAAAGCGAACATCATGCTCTTGCTTGAGCCAGTCTAGCGCCTCCTCTTCATTAACAAGCTGTTCTTTATAAATGGCCTCAATAGCCTCAATGGCTGAAAAATACAAGTCCCAAGCTCCTTCTGGCACGCTTTCTGTTATAATTCCGCCATTCTGCGCTGCCCATGCGTCCAACGCAGGAAGGCAGAGATTGTATAAAGCATCATCTTTAAATGTTGCTACCAGTTCGGAAGATATGCCTTTTTTGTCCTCAAAAAAAACAGATACAGCCAAATCACTTTCTTTTTTGTCTACCATAAAAATTTTCCTCTAATGTAAATGATAAAAAAATCCTGGTCTTACACGGCGAAAGGCGCATTCAAGCGCCTTTTTTAACCTCTCTTCTTTTATAGTTTAATGGGCATAATTACAGCTTTATTCCCGCTTTCTCTGCTGACCAGTATTATTGAACTAGTAGAATCTCTTACATATAAATCCATTGTTTCGCCTTTTAAGCCTATGGCCTGCAAAAAATATCCTTTATCTATACCTAGCTCCGTACCGTCCCGTAGCATAAAAACTGCCACTTCTTGAGAGCTTGTGCCAAGTAGCTGCACTTTCAGGCTTTCGGCATCATATGGCAGGCAGTAGTACAAGCTACTCCCGCTCTCAATATCGGGAGTAACTCGCGTGATATCAGGATACTTTGCGTAGTTTTCAGGAAAAGCTAGTACCTTGTTGGAATCGTAATAGCCCACTGGGAAAGCTGAATGATTTTTCATTATGTGCAGCCTGTGGCCATCTGTAGCGCATATTGTGTCGGCTGTTACATAAACATAATTCAAGTAATATCTGATATCATTTTTACCCATTGCTTTGGCTATCCATTGCCATGCGTCCTTAGGCTTAGCAGGCAGTGGTGGCGTAAAAAACTGATACAGTTTAGCCAGTGCCGCTTCTGAAAAGTCATCGTGTAAAACCATTTCCGAAAAGACAGCCCAAGCCGCCGCCTTGGTAGGCTTTTTACAGTTGATGTTCGCTAATGTTTCAAGTTTCATAGTTTTTTTCCTCTTTTGGTTTTTTTTGAGTTTTGTTTTAAAGATATCCACGCTCTGCAAAGCAGACGACATCTGATGCGCCGACTATTACATGATCCAAAACTCTGATATCCAGTAACGAACAAGCTTGAACCAGTGTTTTTGTTATCTGCCTATCAGCGTGACTTGGCTCTGCAAAGCCCGAGGGATGATTATGTGTAAAAATTAAAGCAGCGGCGTTGTGCTTTAGTGCCGCTTTTACTACTTCACGCGGGTAAACTGCTGCGCCATCTATAGTCCCATGGAACAGAATCTCAAAGTCTATGCAGCGGTGCTGGGCATCCAAAAAAATAACACCGAATTTTTCGCTTTCGAAAGCTTGCATTTTTAGCTGCAAAAATTGCCTAACGGCCTGCGAGGATGTTAATTGCTCACTGGCTGCGCTTGTCTTGAGCCTTGTCTCTAATATGTCGAGTGCTTCTCTTATGCAATTCTCTTGCGCTTTTTTTGTCTTATATCTCATACCTACCTACCTCACTAGAAAAAAAAATAGAATCAAGATTATTACTGCTAAAATTATCGGCATTTTTTGCCCTCCGTTAGTTGATAAAAAGAACACTGTTTTCATATAGGTAAACGGTTTTTGCTGTAAAGATGGGCTGTAAAATGCTATCCTTGCAAAGTCTCTCCGTGCTACTTAAAGCAAAGCTTTTCATATTTCGCGGGTCGTATGAGATAAAGCTACTAGACTGCTTTAAAAAATCAGAATGGCATTGTTCGCTTATATCGGTTGATAAGCTCTCACACTGCACAAAAGCGTGCTGTCCTTTCTGCCCTGTTTTCAAAACAGCAAGCCTCCCGCCCTCATTGACCACGAAACGCACGTTGTAAGCAATAATGCGGGAAGCGTGGCTATCAACTAGATAAGTCCTTTTAGCATTGTCGTTACTCTTTACGGAATAGATACGTCCATTCTCTCGCGTTATTAAATGTCCTTGTTTATTTTTGAATGAATCACTTTTATTCAGGTCAACCAAGATTCTGTATGTCATAACGTGTTTACCTTATATCTGTTCTTTTGGGGAAAAAAGGGAAGCAATCGCCCAATTCCGCTTTATCGCCAAAGTGTAAACTTTCTTAAAACAGAATACAACATCTTGTTATATTCAATGTTTGATGATATGCTCCGCTTGCAGTGACAGTCATTCAATTAAAAAGAGGTAACAATCATGTACAAGTTAATTCTCGATATGGTGTATAGATATGACGAAAAAGGCGGCTTACAGCTTGTGGGCTATCTTGGCGGCTTAACAGTGGCGGAGTTCATGGCAGTGCATAAGGAGGCTTTCTTGTGAGCGTGTTCATATTAGCAACGGTTTTCTTGTTCGGTGCTATCAGTGGCGCGATAGCTTGCGCGGCAGTTGAGGCAGTAACGCAAGCGGTAAATGAAAGCAGACAGCGGAAGCTAACTGTCCGACTTACCCATAAACTGTAACCAATCAACAAAAAAGAAAAACAAGGCTGCTTAATCGCGGCCTTTTTTTTGCCTGCGTGAAAGCGCTCAAGTGAAAGTGTTGCTTCCTTTTATGCGCGCAAAGCTTTTTCCTTGCTCACCATAATTTCGGGTCAGCTTTTTTGGATTCACGGGGGGGCGTCCAGGCCAGTACGCGCCCAGGGACGCGCCCAGGCCTACGGCCACAAAATCGTCCCCCAAGCATCCGTTAAAATAATTTTTTCCAGAGAACCCCCTTTTTTAGATATAACACCCCCGTCTGTTGATTTTTCGATCTGGCTTTTCCCAAAAAATTTTTCAAAAAAATCCAATCGGGTTTTAACACCTGTTGAACAAGTGTTGAACACCTGTTGAATTTATATCCCCATTTGGCTTGACTCACCTGGTAGTGCTTATCTATATTCAATTCTCTAATCTCAACTGGTGAACCCATGGGCAACATAAGCAAGAATTTGAGTAGATCGGAAATGGCCTGTAAGTGCGGCTGTGGTTTTAATGCTTGCGACATCAGGCTTGTGGAAGCGTTCCAAGATTGCTGTGATCACTTTGCAGTACAAACCAAACAGGAAAAAGTCCTGGCTGCAATAAATTCCGGTTGTCGTTGCGCTGAACACAACATCAAACAAGGCGGCTCAAAAGCCTCTGCTCATGTAAAAGGCACGGCAATGGATTTCTGGATAAAGGGAGTTCCTGCTGACGATGTTTATGACTACCTTGATAAAAAATATCCTGACCGCTTTGGTATTGGCCGGTACAATGGCCGAACCCATCTGGACGTAAGGGCCACAAAAGCCCGTTGGGATAATCGTTAATGAATTCGGAAGACAATTCCGCACAGCTATTAAGGCTGGAAGGCAAGGTTGACGCTATCCTGGTCAAAATGACCAAGATTGATACCTACCAAAAAACACACTACACTAAAATTAAAGAGATTGAGGAAGATACCGAAGCCCTTGAATCTCGCGTTACCAAAAATGAACACTCACTTGCCAAGGCTTCTGGATTTTTCTCAATAGCCTTGATTGTTGTGACAGCCTGGATTGGCGATATTTTCCGAAAGGGTGGGCCATGAAGAGAAAAGACTCTGAATTAAAGAAAATGCTATCTGCCGCTTTTGATTTTATCTCCGACAAGGATGATTACGGCGATAGAATTTTCAATCCACGAAGAGCTTTGATCACAGCCGTTTTTTTATCCATACTGATTGCTAGTATTATTTTCTAAAGGCGCAAAACCATGCCACACAAAAAAGACTTGAACGGCCTCACTCCAATAATGGAGGATTTCTGCCATCAATATCTGGCTTGCAACTTTAATGGCGCGGAAGCTGCTGCTGCTTGTGGCTCAACTGGAAAGAACCTTGCTCAAATAGCTTTTGGATGGTTGCAGATACCAGAAGTTAAGGCCCGTATCGAAGCTTTAAAGGCAGAGCGCAATGCCAGGGTAGATGTAAACGCCGACTATGTTCTTTCTCGCCTTATCGAGATTGATAAAATGGATGTGCTGGATATTATTACTGACGATATGGCCTTTAAACCGGTCACTGATTGGCCCGTAGTATGGAGGCAGTTCATTAGCGCCGTTGATATTGCTGAAATTCAGGAAGGTCATGGCGATGAAAGAGCTATGATTGGTATGCTCAAGAAAATCAAATGGCCGGATAAGATCAAGAACCTGGAAATGATTGGTAAGCACGTTTCCATACAAGCATTTAGCGATAGGGTGACACATGACGGTAAAGTATCCGCCTCTCTTGACGATGATGGAGTGCAAGAAGTTAGTGATAGGGTTGCCCAGCTTCTCCGCCAAGGAGCAACGGTCACTCATTAGGTACTACTGCCGTACCGACCTTTTTTTCCTTCTCTATTTTGCCCTTGGCCGAAAGGATATTTTCCATCCATGGCTGTTTGAAAGATGCCGAGAAATAGAAAAAGAACCGGATGATAGGCTAGACCTGTGGGCGCGTGAGCATTACAAGTCCACCATCATTACTTTTGCCAAAACCTTCCAGGATATCCTTGCCTCTCATGGCGAAGACCCGCTTCCAAAATGGAATGGTAAAGAGATTACCTGTGGCATATTTTCCCATACCCGGCCATCGGCAAAAAGCTTTTTACGCCAGATAAAATACGAATGCGAATCGAACATAATACTTCGCTCGTTCTTTGACGATGTTATTTGGGAAAACCCAAAGAAGGAAGCCCCGAAATGGTCAGAAGATGATGGCCTGATAATGAAAAGAAAGTCCAATCCGAAGGAATCCACTGTAGAAGCGCATGGTGTTGTGGATGGGCAGCCTACCGGCAAGCACTTTGACATCCTTATTTATGACGATTTGGTAACGGAAAAGTCCGTTAGCACAGAAGATATGCGTTCAAAGACTACCGAGCAGCTTGTGTTGAGCTATAACCTTGGCGCTCACGGAGGGAAACGCAGATTTATTGGAACTCGATACCATTTTAATGATACCTACAAGGTTATTATGGATCGCAATACAGCAATCCCCAGGGTTCACGCCGCCACCGAAGATGGAACTGTAGATGGAAAGCCTGTTTTCATTACAGAAGAAGCTTTGAAAAAGAAGAGAGCAGACCAAGGGCCGTATGTTTTCGGCTGTCAGATGTTGCAAGACCCTAAATCAGAAGATGCGCAAGGATTTAAACCTGAATGGCTCAAATACTGGTCAATGGAGCCATTAAATACCAATAATTATATCCTCGTTGACCCTGCTGGCTCAAAAAATAAGGGAAGCGATTACACTTCCATGTGGGTTGTTGGGTTGGGCGCTGATAATAATTATTACTGCCTAAGCTTTTTCCGAGACAGATTAAACCTTACTGAAAGGGCCGCAAAGCTTTTCGAGCTTCACCAGCAATACCTTCCGTTGGGCGTTGCTTATGAGAAATACGGTATGCAAGCAGACATTGAGCATATCGAATACGAGATGGAAGTTAAGAACTATCGGTTTGACATTACCCAAGTTGGTAGTAATATGCCTAAAGGTGATAGAATCAAGCGCCTTGTTCCTCTTTTTGAGAAGAAAAGAATATATTTGCCAAAGAAGATGTTTTACAAAAGGCGCGATGGCGCGATGGAAGATATGACCCACATATTTGTTAATGAAGAGTATCTGCCGTTTCCAGTAGGACACCATCCCGATATGCTTGACTCTTTGTCCAGGATAGTCGAATCAGATTTACAGGCTGTATTTCCAAGGAAATCGAACCATGAACAATCCTTACAACAAGATTTTAGGCATATAGTATAATGGCTAAAGTGCGAAAGAAATCAAAACTGTCAGACTCCGAATTGGCCGCTATTATTGATAGCGAGATATACAAAGGGATAGGCGCTCCAAGCGGCGAGATATCCCAGGACAGGCAGGATTTAATGGATTACTACCTTGGAAAGCCTTATGGCAATGAAAGGGATGGCTATTCAAAGGTTGTGACCAGGGAAGTCTTTGAAACTATCGAGTGGATAAAGCCCACCTTGCTTCGTATCTTCTTTGCCGGTGATACTGTTGTGGAATTTGACCCGGTAAGCCCAGACCCAGCCGATGAATTACAGGCCAGACAAGAAACCGAATACTGTAATTACATATTCAACAAAGAGAACAAAGGTTTTCTTGAAGGGTACAACTGGTTTACCGATGCCTTACTCCAAAGAATCGGAGTAATGAAATGCTTTCGTGAGGAGATAGTAAAGCTGACCCACGAAAGCTACGAAAACCTTAACGACAAAGAAATGATTGATTTGATAGATGAAAAAAATCGTCTTGATGATAAAGAGTTTAAGGTTGAGGTACAGGAACATAAGTTTAATAGTGATGGCACTATTGATTTAAACATCACTTTAAAGCAAACAGTAAAAAAAACCACGATACAGTGCATTCCTCCAGAGCAATTTATTGTTTCTAACCGGCATACAAGCCTGTGCTTGCAAGATGTTGACTTCTGCGCACATATCCAAAGCAAGACTTATTCCGATTTAGTAGCCATGGGCTACGATGAGGACGTTATAGATACGCTCTCATCAGATAGAAGCCTGGAATACGAGGCGGAGCGAATTAACAGGGATGATAAAACTGACGAACAATACTACAGGGATGATGAAACCGACCAAGTATACCGGTACGAAGAGTGCTATATCAGGATTGATGCCGATGAAGATGGCATTGCCGAGCTTTTGCAGATATGCAAGGTTGGTGAAAAAATCATCAGCAATGAATACTTTGATCACATTCCGTTTACGGCATTATGCAGCGTGCCGCTTCCTCACAAATACACCGGTCTTTGCGTTGCTGACCTGGTTAAAGATATTCAGTTAATCCGCTCCACCTTGCTAAGAATGATGCTGGATGGAATGTATCAATCCAATAATCCAAGATTTTTGGCTGACGAACTTAATTGCGAGATAAGCGACCTGCTCAATCCTGCTTCGGGCCAAGTGGTGCGAGGAAAGACGGGAAGTGTTACTGCACTACCCATTCAGGCTGGCGAAGTAATGCAAAATGTACTTCCGGCAATGAAAACCCTGGAAGATATTAAAGAAAGCCGAAGCGGCGTTACCAGGACAGGCAGAGGGCTTGACCCGAATGTGATTGCAGATGCAACCAAGGGCGCGTTTGATAGAGCAGTAGACCAGGCTCAAGAGCGAATCGAAATGATTGCTCGCATTTTTGCAGAAACAGGCGTTACCGAACTGTTCAAAATTATTAGAGAGCTTGGAATAAAAAATGATGATTCCAGGCATATCAAGCTTGGCCAGGAATGGGTGAACGTCCATCCTCGCTCCTGGAAGACAAGGCATAATATGTCTATCAATGTCGGATTGGGAACAAACTCAAAAGAGATTGAAGTGAATATATTGCGAAGCATTATTGCCAAACAAGAGCAATATATTGGCTCTGGTTCGAGACTGGCTGACGAGCAAAAGCTTTACCATTCTCTTTCCAAGCTTGTTCAAATTAGCGGATATAAGTCTACTCACTTGTACTTTAATGACCCAAGCACGCTGCCTCCGCCTCCTCCGCCTAAGCCTGATCCGATTATGGTTTCGATAGAAAAGGACTTTGAAGCGCAAATGGCGAAATTAAACCAAAAAGACAGAGAAGCCTTTATGAATAATTTGTTAAAACTTATTAAGCTAGAGGTAGAGAACACAGTAGACTTAGGGCCACCGGGAATAGGAAAGGGTTTTGCAGATGAACAACAAAGAGAAACCGAACAATACGCAAGCTCATACTCAAGCCGAGCGAGCGCAGGAAATCAGGAAAAAGGCCCAGGAGGCGATCCAGCTCAAGAACAACCTGCTCCTCAATGAAATACTTGATGGCATCAGTGAAAGCTGCTTAAATCAGTTGGTGAACTCTGGAATAAACCCAGATGAAGCCATGAAGCTTCGGCTTATTGATTATTACCAAATCACCATTTTGGTAAAAAGACAGATACAAGCCTTTATTGATAAGGGCGAGTATGAAAAATTTAACTTGGAGAATACTTTACAATTCAAGAAATCAGTTTTATAACAGCAGCAGGAGAAGAATGTGGCGAATGAGCAAGCTAACCTGGAAACAGGAGCATCATCCGGAGAACAAGAACCTTCCAACCAAAGTAACGAATCAAACATAGAAAGCCAAATTGGCGCTTTACTTAGTTTAGAATCAGAGGTTAAAGGGGAGAAAAAGAAGAAACCCAAAGTTACATTAGAATCAGACGGCCAAGAAGATGAGGAATCATCCAATCAGAGGCCAGATGGTGAAAAAAAGAAGGCCGATAAAGACGAAGATAAGTCAAAAGCAAAATCTAAAAGTGATGCTGATGATGAATCCGAAGAAGAATCGGAGAGTGAAGAAGATACAGATAAAGACGTATCCGAAGAAGAAGAAGACGCAGAACCCGAATTTAACTCTCTTGAAGAGCTTGCCGAAGCTGCCGGTATGTCCATTGCGGATATCAAGGCGCTTATAAAAGACAAGATTACTGTTCAAGGGAAGGAAATCGAAGTCACCTACGATCAACTACTCAAAGGACAAATGCTCGAATCTGATTATCGTTTGAAAACTCAAGCCTTGGCGGAGGAAAGAAAAGAATTTTCCGAAAGCAAGGCGAAGCAAGCGGAAGTGATGAAGTCCCAGGTGGACGAAGGCGTTTTGGTTTTACAGGCTATGTATGCTGATTACCTTAGTGTTCGCAATGATACTGATTGGGAAAAGTTGAAACAAATAGACCCAGTTGAATACAGTATTAAAAGAACCGAGGTTTCCGACAAATTTCAAAAGTTGGAACAGTATAAACAGGGCCTTGCAAAGCATAATGCACGACTCCAGGAAAAATTGTCGGAAGAGGTGGCTGCTAAAAACGCTGCCTTTATGCAACAGCAACGCGATGCGCTGCAAATGCTTATTCCGTCATGGATTAGTCAAGACGCTAAAAAAGAGGGCGTAGGAGAGGTGCGTAAGTACCTGACCGATACCTTTGTTGGGGATTTAGCTTTTAGCAAACAAGAGCTAGATGGTTTGTCCGATGCGAGAATTGTGTACCTGGCTAAAATGGCTATGGAATACGAGAAAACAAAATCGAGATCGGACTTCGTTAAGAAGCGAATAGCGACCACACGAAAAATCACTAAGGCGAATGGCCGAAGCGATAATAATGTCCCTGCAAAAAAGGCTGCGGATTATGTTAATAAAGTCAGAAAAACTGGCGATATTAAAGATGCCGCAAACGCGATTCTTGCTTTAGGCACTAAGAGAAAATAAACCTTAATTATTTTGGAGTAATATATCATGGCACAACCAACACAAACCTTTGACTTCTATGATGCCGTAGGTAACAGAGAAGACCTTTCAAACATCATTCACAACATCAGTCCAACGCTAACACCGTTCCAGAACAACATTGGCCGGGGAACTGCGACCAACATCATGCACGAATGGCAAACAGAAACGCTTGATGCTGTCGATCCGAACAACGCACACATTGATGGTGACGATGCAACGGGCGACCCTATCGAGCCAACCATCCGGGTACACAACTACGCACAAATCATGCGTAAGACAATCGTGGTTTCCGGGCGACAAAATGCCGCCGATTCTGCTGGCCGAAATAATGAGCTTGCTCACCAGATTGCCAAGAAAGGCAAAGAGCTGAAACGCGACAAAGAGACTATTCTTTTGTCAAACCAGGCTAAACTTGCAGGTGACGCAGTTACTCCTGCTCGAATGGCTGGTCTGGAGGCAATTATCTCCACAAATGATAATCGTGGTGCTGGTGGCGCTGCTGGTACTTCCTACGGCTTAACCGCCGCTGTTGACGGTACTCAACGAGCTTTCAGTGAAGTTTTACTGAAAGATGTTATTCAGCAATGTTTCACCGAAGGCGCTGAAATTGATATGTTAATGGTAGGCCCATACAACAAACAGGTTGCCTCTACCTTCACCGGTATTGCAACACGTTTCAAGGATGTTCAAGGGGTGAACCAGGCGACCATCGTTGGCGCGTCAGACATTTATGTTAGCGACTTTGGTGAACTGAAAATCGTTCCTAACCGTTTCCAACGTGATCGGACTGCGTTCTTGATTGATACAAGCATGGCCGAAGTTTCTGCTTTCCGGCCAATGGAAACAATCCCGCTGGCGAAAACTGGCGATAGCGAAAAACGCTTGCTGATTGAAGACTGCACTTTGAAAGTCTGTCAAGAAAGCGCATTCGGCGTAATTGCTGACCTGTTGACCGCTTAATATCGCGGTAATAACCTGAAAAGAGGAGGGGCATTCCCTCCTTTTTTTTACAAAAACTGGGGAAAGGTATGGATATAAATTCACTAAATCGAGCGCAGTTAAAAGATATTATTCGGGCTAATAACTGGATAGACAAGCCCGAACTTACCGTTTCCGAAGCTGACATGAGATCTTACCTGCAATCAAAAATTGAGAGCGGAGAACTGGTGTTTGGCAATATGCCAATGTCTGACGGGACGGAATTGGATGCCGAAGGCGCTGTTAAGGCTGCTGTACTTGGCCTTGTTGTTGAGAATGAAGACGCTCCATTAAAAGGCAATGGCCGGCTTGTCCTGGTAAAATTGCTCCAGCCTGCTTATTTGGAAGAAGGAAAAAAAACTTTTCCAGAATTTGATGCAGATGGCCTGCCGACAGTTGAGGCCAAGATGTCTATTGAGCAAGCAAAGGCTTTACAAAAATCCGGGGTTGTCCAGATAAATGGGTAATCGTGCGGTAGTAGATGATTCCAGGCACCTTAATGGGATTCATTATGAAACCGTAGAACAGGATGGTGGAATTCTGATAACAAAGAGGCAGGATGTATCCGCCATTTTAGCTCAAGCCAAAAGAGAAAGAGATGCTTTTCCGGAGCATAGCGGACATCATGGCAGAGATATGGTAAAAGTTGCCTCAATACCGAACATAGAAGTTGAAAAGCTTATGAAAAACGGTATCTGGTTTGATAAGAAAAGGCTGAAAGCTTGGCTAAATGACCCGGATAACAGAGCTTTCAGAACTAGCAGGAGTATTGTTTAATGTCTTATGCAGACTTAATTACAGAAGTTGCTGACTGGCTTGCCAGAGACGACTTGAATTCTGCCATTCCATCATTCATAAAGCTCGCCGAACAAAAATTTTACAGGGAGTTAAGGCTTCGTTTCCAGGAAACAGAAGTTGTTTTGCCCGTAGTGGATCAGGTAGCTGTGCTTCCTGGTGATTTCCTTAAAGTTATCACGCTAATGGATGGTGACTGTAAGCTGGATTACGTTACCAGATACACAAAATCCAATTCACTTAGCCCCACGCAATACTCAACACTCAATTTCACTTTGTTAGTTGGCCCAAATATAGAAGAAGTCTCTCTTCGTTATTACGCAAGGCCGCCAGCATTAACGGCAATTCCTCCTAATGATACTAATTGGGTTCTGGAAAACGCTTATGACCTATATCTTTATGGCGCATTGCAAGAAGCAGAGCCTTATATCCAGGCTGACGCAAGGCTTCCTGTATGGAAAACATTATTCGAGCAAGCAA